GCGTTGTGCCTCCGGAAATCCTGGCTGTTCCCGGCAAGACGGTCAAGGTTGGATTGCGTGGCTATTCTGGAGATGGGTCGGTGGTGCTTCCCACTACGATGTGTAGCTTGGGTTCTGTCAAACCCGGTCCGGCTCCCTCCGTGGACAAAGCTCCTCCTCATACTCCTGCAGTATGGGAGCAGTTGCAGACCCAGGTAAGCCAGCTGAAAAAGCAAAAGCTACCTTGCTTCACAACTTTGGAAAAGACAAAGGCAACCGATACCAACCAGGAGGCACCGTTACGCATATACTTGCACGGCCTTGAGTACTACGGAGATGACCTAGAACTTTGGGTATTCCTGTGTATGCGAAGACGCTGCAGATCCTCTTATTGGTGGCATCCCAACAACTGGAGTGACGAGCCGGGCAAAGAGGTTTGCAAGCAAGGCTACGCAAACCTGGCAGGTAGGACTTTCAAGAATGAAGATGGGGATCTTGATAAAACATATCCGGAGCTTCCGGAGTGGATGCCCTATGGTGGTTATCTGCGTACTGTCTTGCCAATCACGAGAGAAGACAGAATACGAGGATACCAAGAACTCCATCTTCCGCTTTGGCTATCACCGCTGCTGAAACCCATAAACAATGAACTTGACTGGACGCAGTGTGGGCTTATCGGCATCCAAGGAGACGGAACGGTAGCACCTTTGCTTTTCCAGTTCCGGATAGCTTCTCAGGGCAAGGTCATTGGTTCAGCTGAAAACACGCTGGCTGTAGGTATTCGTAAAAGCTTCTCCGATGGGAAGAATATCTTGAATGCTAGGATGGAGATCAAGCCCGAGGCTTTGTATACATCCATTCGATAAAAATTTTGGAGCAGTCATGTGGCTAGTTATGCCGGTCCCCACCGGCATTCATAGTTGGGTTCTCCATTGGATTACGTGGTTGTCTGCTCCTCTAAAAATACTAGGAGGTTAACAAATGGGTATCTTTTCCGGCCTGTTCCGTAGTAGGGACAAGCCTCAAAACAGAACCGCAGGCAGTGCCTACACCTTTTTCCTGGGTGGTAGCACTTCCGGTAAAGCTGTCACAGAACGCTCTGCTATGCAGATGACAGCAGTTTATTCCTGTGTTCGTATCTTGGCAGAAGCTATTGCCTGCTTGCCGTTGCACCTTTATCGATACACAGACGGTGGAGGTAAAGAGAAAGCCATAGACCACTCCCTTTACCGCATACTGCACGATGAGCCGAATCCGGAAATGAGTTCTTTCATCTTCCGAGAAACGCTGATGACCCACCTCTTGCTGTGGGGCAATGCATATGCCCAAGTGATCCGCAACGGCAAAAATGAGGTCGTTGCCTTGTATCCGCTGATGCCCAACCGGATGACGGTGGACAGAGATGAAAAGGGACAGCTTTACTATCAATACACAACCGCACAAGAGGACGCACCTACGATGAAGGGTAACACTGTTGTCCTGCATCCGGAGGACGTGCTACACATACCCGGTCTTGGCTTTGATGGTCTTGTGGGATACAGCCCCATCGCTATGGCAAAAAACTCTATCGGTATGGCGATTGCCTGCGAGGAGTATGGAGCCAAATTTTTCGCCAATGGTGCTGCGCCAGGTGGCGTGTTGGAGCATCCTGGCACGATCAAAGATCCGCAGCGTGTGCGTGAGAGTTGGCAAGCTACCTTTGGTGGTACCGGCAATGCCAATAAAATAGCGGTTTTGGAAGAGGGTATGAAGTACACACCCATTTCCGTTTCTCCGGAACAAGCCCAGTTCCTGGAGACCCGTAAATTCCAAATCAATGAAATTGCTCGAATTTTCCGTGTCCCTCCTCATATGGTGGGTGACTTGGAGAAGTCGAGCTTTTCCAATATCGAGCAACAATCCTTGGAGTTTGTTAAGTACACACTTGACCCTTGGGTGGTTCGTTGGGAGCAATCCATACAGCGGCTTTTGCTATCCCAGGAGGAGAAGGAACAGTACTTTGAAGTTCAACTTGGAAGGCTTGCTCCGAGGTGATTACCAGAGCCGAATGAATGGCTATGCCATCGCCCGACAGAACGGCTGGATGTCTGCCAACGATATCCGTGAGCTGGAAAATCAAGATCGCATCCCGGCAGAACAGGGTGGCGACCTATACCTCATTAACGGCAACATGCTCCCTATGGGCAATGCGGGAGCTTTTGCAAATATTACACCTATCACTGAAGGAAAGGAGAATGAAACAGATGAAGAAGTTCTGGAAGTGGACGCAGAACCAGGCACAGACGAGTCCGGAGATGACGGAGCTGGGAATGGAAGCGGAACAGAAACCGGAGAGAACGCTACATCTCAACGGCACCATCGCCGAGGAAAGCTGGTTTGACGATGATGTCACCCCACAGCTGTTCAAGGAAGAACTGATGGCTGACACCGGAGACATCACCGTTTGGATTAACAGCCCCGGTGGTGACTGTGTGGCGGCAGCACAAATCTACAATATGCTGATGGACTACCCCGGCAAGGTCACGGTCAAGATTGATGGCATTGCGGCATCTGCTGCTTCTGTCATTGCTATGGCCGGCACCACCGTGCTGATGTCTCCCGTCTCTATGCTGATGATCCACAATCCTATGACCGTAGCCTTTGGCGACTCTGCGGAGATGCAGAAGGCCATTGAGATGCTGGCTTCCGTGAAGGATTCCATCATCAACGCCTACGAAATCAAGACCGGTCTGTCCCGGGCAAAGCTGTCCCATTTGATGGATGCCGAAACCTGGATGGATGCCAACAAGGCTGTTGAGCTTGGCTTCGCAGATGGCATTTTGAAACGCAATACCACAGACACTTTGGAAACACCTATGGTTTCCATGATGTACTCCAAAGCAAATGTGGTCAACTCCCTCAAGGAGAAGATTGCCGCGAAGTGCCACATCGCACCCAAGACACAGACACCCGAACCCACTCGTACACACAAGGCCGATGACTTTATGGATCGGCTCAATCTCATTAAAAACTGGAGGTAATTTTACTATGACTATCACTGAACTGCGTGAAAAGCGCAACAAAGCATGGGAAGCCGCCAAGGCTTTCGTAGAAACCAAGCGGGATGCTGACGGCCTGATGACCGCCGAGGATGCCGCTACTTATGCCCAGATGGAGCAGAAGGTGCAGAATTATTGCGCCGAGATCGACCGCATGGAGCGCCAGGAGGCAATCGACCGCCAGATGAACGCTCCCACCAGCACTCCCATTACCGGCAAGCCTGCCGCCGCCAAGGTGGACAGCAAGCCCGGTCGTGCTGCCGATGCCTACAAGGAAGCTTTCTGGAATCAGCTTCGTAATCGTAGCGGCCTGACCTATGAGGTTCGCAATGCTCTGCAGGTGGGCGTGGATTCCGAGGGCGGCTATCTGTGTCCCGACGAATTTGAAAGCACCCTGGTACAAGCACTGAAGGATGAGCACATCATCCGTGGTAAGGCTCATGTATTTCAGACCAACTCCGGCAGCCACAAGATTCCTGTGGCAACCACCAAGGGCACTGCTTCCTGGATTGACGAGGAAGGTCCTATCCCCGAGGGTGATGATGCTTTCGGTCAGCAGACCATTGGCGCTCACAAGGTCGGTACTATCATCAAGGTGTCCGAGGAACTCCTGAACGATTCCGCATTTAACCTTGAAGGATATTTTGCCACTGAGTTTGCCCGCCGCATCGGCGATAAGGAGGAAGATGCCTTCTTCTTTGGCGATGGTGTCGGTAAACCTTTGGGTATCCTGGCTGATAATGGTGGTGCTGAAGTTGGTATCACCGCTGCATCTGCCACCGCTATTACTGCGGATGAGATTATCAATCTCTTCTACAGTCTCCGGGCTCCTTACCGCAAGAGAGCAGTCTGGATCTTCAGCGATGCTACTATGGCTGCTGTTCGCAAGCTGAAGGGTAACGATGGTCAGTTCCTGTGGCAGAAAGCTATGAATGAAGGCGAACATCCCACTCTGCTGGGTCGCCCCGTTTTTACTTCTGCCTTTATGCCTGATCTTGCCGCCGGAAATAAAGTGGCCTTGTTTGGCGACCTGTCCTACTACTGGATTGGCGACCGTCAGGGTGTCACTTTCCGTCGTCTGAACGAGCGTTATGCTGATACCGGCCAGGTTGGCTTCCTGGCAACCAAGCGTCTGGATGCCAAGCTGATCCTGCCCGAAGCCGTCAAGGTCCTGCAGATGAAGTCTGCGTAAGCTAGGAGGTGGCGGTGATGAGCGAACTCTTGTCAAAGGTCAAGCAAAACTTAATATTGGAACACGAGGCTGACGATCCTCTGCTGGAGGGCTTCATCACCGCTGCCATTGCCTATGCGGAAAGCTATCAGCATATTCCGGAAGGCTACTATTCGGAAAATGCGATGCCTCCCACCACAGAGCAAGCTGTCATTATGCTGTCGTCCCACTTTTATGAGTCTCGGGACGGCAGCACCGGCGGCTTCTTTGCAGACAATGTACAAGCCGGACAGCAGACCTGGAACACGGTCAATATGCTTCTCCGGCTTGATCGGGATTGGAAGGTGTAGCAATGAGCTTTGGAAAGATGAATGGCTTTGCAGACATCGTTGCTGTAAGGCGTGTAAAGGATAGCGAGGGCTTCTCTACAACTGTGGAGGAGACCCTCGCGTCTATTCGTGTTTACCGGGAAGGTCGGCACGGCAGTCAGCGGTGGGCAAATCTTGCCGCTTTCTCCGAGGCAACTGACCTTTTCCGGTTTCGGTGTATCCCGGGGCAACCTGTGACCACGGATCATATTATCGTCTGCGATGGTGAGCGTTATGAAATCACCTCCGTAGAGGACGTCAAAGGTCGTGGGATGTATGTGGAGGCTCTAGCTAAAAAGGTGGTGGCTACCAGTGGCAAAGGTTGATATCAAAATGCCGGATGAGTTCTTGGAGCGAATGTCCAAACTCGGCAGTAATTTTGATGCCATTGCAGAATCTGTCCTAGAAGCCGGTGGGGAGATTATTCTTGACCGAGCAAGGAGCAACCTCTCTGCCGTGGTCGGTAGTGGTACAAAGTATGACTCTCGATCCACGGGCGAATTGGAAAACGCTCTCGGCTTGACTCCGGCAAAGGTGGACAGGAACGGCAATCACAATATCAAGCTTGGTTTTGCCGAGCCTCGTCGGGATGGTGGTAGTAACGCAAAGCTTGCCACGATCCTGGAATACGGCAAGCACGGACAGCCAGCAAAGCCCTTCCTAAAACCTGCTAAGAGTGCATCCAAAACAGCCTGCCAAAATGCAATGATGCAAAAATTGGAAGAGGAGGTCGGTAAGCTATGAGCGTTCTTGCGGACATCCAGTCGGCACTTTCCGGACTGGATATTCCTATGGAAACCGGTGTGTTTACTGGGGTCGCACCTGCGAAATATATCGTGGTTGTCCCCATTGTGGATACCTTCAATCTCCACGCTGACAATGCTCCCAATGCAGAAGTGCAAGAGGCTCGTATCTCTCTGTACTGTCAAGGCAGCTACACAAAGGAGAAAAACGCCATTGTAAAGGCACTGCTGGCAGCGGAACTGACCATCACAGAACGAAGGTACATCGGCTATGAAACGGAAACCGGCTACTACCACTATGCGGTGGATGTAGCCCAATGTTAT